CTCTTTGTTGTCGTAGTACTCATGCCACCGCTCGCTGGGTGCGACGACAATCTGGCCGGTTCGATTGTGACGGAACACAAATGCGGCAGGGCCGATTGGTACAATCATCTTCCCTCCAACCATTTCTTGAGGTCGTTCAACTCATCCACTTTGGCTTCGAGTTCTTTGATCCGCTTGTTCGCTCCAGCCAGTTGCCGCTCTAGCTGACGGGCGAAGCCAGCCTTCACGAAGTGCTGGAACGCCACGGTGACAACCGGCTGTCGGTCTGTGCGCGGGGTTTTGGAGATGACCTTTTTGTTGGCGTTAACAAGATGGTTCATGGCTTCACCCCCTTCCCAATCTTAGCGTCGTCCCATCCTTGCAACAGGTTGTCCATTCGGATGGTTCTCATGCTCGGAGATGGAGGGTTGATGAATGCGTACATTGCGTTGCCAGCTATTTCGAGTTCTCGGATGCGCTGATCGTAGAACTTCCTCTCACCTTCGAGCTTGTCCCACAGAGCGCGGAGACGGTTTTCGAGTTGGGTGACATTGGATTGAAGCTCACGGATCTTTGTGGCCTGTGCGTCGGCAAACCATTGCTCCTTCATAATCCGAAGCACTTCTTTGGCTGCATCAGTAGCTTGTATGGATTCATTGACCGTGAATCCACCGTCCAGATCGACCCGCATGATCTGGGTGCTTGGATTCGATATCGGGTGGCTGTTGGTTGAAAAGTAGATTGGTTCGCTCATTTGCACTCCTTCCATTTGAATTGTGGTTTACCGCTCTTGTCGGCCACCCACTCTGCATGACCTGCTAGAACTGCCTGTTGCTGCATTTGATCAGTCCCGTTATCGAACCCTTTAATCAAACACATCGTAATCAAAACCACGAACAACAGCGTGCATGGAATCACTAACGAGTATTGCCAGCATTTGTCACTCACGGCAACGGCCCTCCATTCTCCCACAGCAGCAGATCGGCTCTCAAGGCGTCGTTCTCTTGCTCTAGTTGAGCGATGCGCATATGCTGTTCCGCTAGTCGCTCCGCTGCTTCAGCGACTGCCGCGTTAGCGGCGCCGTCCTCGGATTGAATATCCTGAGACAATATCCACATGGCCGCGATTAGTGTTTCGGTTGATGTTTTCACGGCTTGGCCTCCTTGGCTTCCTTCCAGTCACGCGCTAAGATTGTATCGCAATAAATCTCCATCTTATCGCCCACCTCCTCCAGCCGCTTGATGCGCTCTTTCATCTCGCGCACCACAGCCACTCCACGCTCGACATCATCGGTTCCTAGCAGTTCGCGGAACTCCTCGCGGAGCTTGTATTGCTGATCAGCCTGTCGTCGCGCCGTGTCGCGCTCTGCGATGAGTAGGCGGATACGATCATTGGCCGCGTTGAGTTCGCGTTCGAGTTCTGCTGAAAATGCTCCCCAAGCGTGAAGAGGATCATCACAGCCACTGTCGTAGCAGTTGAAAGATTCCGTCCTCGGTGTCTCACCGATCATTTTCGTGACGTCAGGAATATGATCGCTCATTTGCCCTCCCTTGCTTTGAGCATTGCGTCGGCTGCTTTGTATGCGTCGGTCGCCGCTTTATTCCATGAATCTTCTCCATCGTAATAACCAACATCAATTGATTGTGATGCAAGATTACCCTGCAACGCCGCCGCTGCGAAGTAGTCGCGCAGGGTCATGCCGGTTGAGTAGAGTTGGAAATCAGCCGGAAATGCCGGTCCTCCGTCGTTGATCTTGTTGCTCAATTTGTTTCCTTTCCTTTGAGGTACAGCACGACAGCTTCGTCGGCCACAAACTGGAGCTTGTAGCCCTTCTTGGTTGCGTAGTCCTTCAGCCGCTTGTGCGTGTCGTCTGAGACGACGAACACTTTCGCTGTGGGCCGTTTTGGTTTGATGGGATTCATCGTCTGTGGTGCTTGATTATCTGGGCCACAAACCGCCGCTTGCATCCGATAGCCCGGGCCACCGTGTCGGTGTCGGCCCCGTTGTCCCACAGCCGGTAGGCCAGCTCACCGTCGAAGGCCTCGACCGGCTGCGCCCAGTTCCTCGACAACTCCCGGGCCTTGGGCTCCGGGAATGAGATCCAGCCCGCGGCCACGGCGCTGGTGATCGTTTTCTTGCTGATCACTTGAGGCCCTCCGAGATCATGGCGTGCTCGAGGATCAGCACAGCATCCGATGTCTTGAGTGTGATGTGGATGCTCGGCTGCCTTTGCTGCGCCAAGCCCTTCAGATGGGCCTTCCAGCGCGTTCCATGGGTCTTGCTGGTGCCAGCCCCCAAAGTCTTCTGCCAGCGCTGTGGCGTCACCTCAACCACCCGTGTGAGCATTGAGGCTATGAGGCCGTGCAGGAATCCCACGTTGCGCCCGAAACTGAACATTGAGGAACCCGGCGCCCCTTTGCCGCCAATGTAGCCTCCAACCTTCTCGATGTAGCAGACATCCGATTGGCTGAGGTAGTTGATGAGCACCTCCCGGATGTCACCATCGGTGTTGGGCATTGGTTCAACGGTCACGCGGTTGTTTTGGAAGTGTGCGATACCACCGGACATTCCAGGGTCGATTGCTAGGATTCGTTTCATTGTGTGTTACTTGAGGTGCTTCTTGACCTTGGCCCAGTAGGCCTCGGTCGCAGATTTGCGGTCGCCGGTCGGGCCCCCGTTCCATCGGCGGGCGAGCTGCTCGGTGGTTGCGTTCTTGCCGTAGTGCGTCAGGTAAGCCTGACACACAGCCCGGGCTGCCACGCGGTTGGTCATCTCGGAGTGCTTGTAGTGAGAGCCGGTGATCCGGTTCACGTCCTGCACCACCCTGCGGTGGATCTGTAGGCATCCAATGGCTTTGCCTTGGTCACCGACGGCCAGGTCGTTGTTGCTGCTCTCGACGATAATGAGAGCGCTGATGAGGTTGGAAATGGTGGTCATGGCTTGGAGAGTGTTGCGCGTTGGCCAGTCGCGCCCCTGGTTGGATGGTATTCGCCCCATCCGGGCGTAAAGTTGTCAGAGCAGCTTGATCGTTACTCCGTGTTCAAAGTTTCGGAATGCCTCAACCTCAATGGGGCACCTGATCGTATTAAGGAACTTTTCCAGCGCCTTCTTGGTTTTGATGTGGATCAACTCGTTGTAGGTAAAGATGGCGAACCTAGACCCTCCGTCGCGCTTGGCATCGGAATCAGAGTTGGCCATTGCAAAAGCAACAAGCTCTTCAATGTCCACGTCGTAACAACCATCGGCAGCTTTGATGTATTTTAACGTAACATTGAGCCTTGCGTTGGTTGGAATTATGTCGTTGCTCATGGTGTTGTCCCTTTCGACAAGAACAATTTGGCATCATCAGCTTGACCTGTCGAATAAAAATTCAAGTTTTCTTCAAATTGTACAGAAAACCCAATGTTTATGCGGGTCAAACAGGGATCACTCGGGCGCGAACTTGGCGTCGAACTCGGCCTTCGAGCGCACGTAGATCGTGCCATTGTCGAGCCGGCGGTAGACCACCACGGGCCACCGCAGCTCGCCCAGGCGCAACTGGGCATCCTGTGCCAGGATCTCGACCACCACCGACGGGTTGGTCCGATTGATAAACCTCACGGCCAGGCGGTGTAGACCACGGTGCCGTGCCCGTTGGCATCCAGTAACTCGACGGCATTCACACCCTTTAGCTTGGCCAGTGCGGCCAGGAGCTGCGTGTCGTTCGTTGCATGGGTGATGCAGGTGGTGACGATGTCTGCGTCGTCGTAGGAGGCAGCCAGGAGCTCCTTGGTGCGGTCGCGCCATACTCGGACCACACGGCCATTGGAGAGCGGCACGCGGCGCATTGACTCGACGCAGGGGAAGGAGTGTTTCATTGGGGTAGACTTAGTTGTTGTCGAATGTTCTGAAAGTCCATCCATCAACCGGATCGTAAACATACATCCGTTTGTTGGTCGCGTCCCAGTACAAAGGCACGCGGTCTGTAAGTGTTCCGGTTTGACCCGGGGCTGCTGTGGGAGCTCCCGCATCTGAAGGTATCCAAACAAAACCGTACTGCATATTGGTTGCCCCAGCAACGCCATACAGATCTCCGCCGTTTGCAAACCAGCTTGCCCCATCAATTGCCTTTCCAGTGGTGCTCGAGAACCTCGGAAGTTCGTACAACGTCGCACTTACAGGCCCCACCACGTCGCCTGAGCCAGCCCCGGTGGCTGAGATCGTGATCGTCCCAGGACCGTTTGTGACCGTGATGATTCCGGTTCCGGTGATCGTTGCCTTGTTGAGGGTGTTTCCGGTGGTGTTTCCGATGAGCAACTGGCCATTGGTGTAGCTGGTTTGGCCCGTGCCTCCCTTGTTTACCGGCAGCACGTTGCTCGTGCCGTTGTTTAGGTCGACAGTACTCCAGACTGCCGATGTTCCGTTGCTAGTCAGCACCTGATACTGCGATCCAATAGTGGTCAGGCCTGTTCCTCCGCTGGCGATTCCAAGTGTCCCGCTGACTCCGCTAGTGAGCGATATCAGTGGCAAGTCGGCTGCTTGAATGGCCGACATCTGCACGATGGTTCCGTTGCCGCGCAGGTACTGCCCGTTAGTGGTTGCGCCTGCCAGGAACGAGATGGCCGAGGATGCCGAGGTGCTGCTGGTGCCGCCATTGGCCACGCTCAGCACACCATCCAGCGTGATCGTGCCCGATGTCGTCACAGGCCCTCCAGACGTGGTCAGGCCGGTGCTACCACCCGAAACACCCACACTGGTCACCGTCCCACCGCCTGCCGTCGCATTCAGGGTGCTGCCCGTCATCGACAGGTTTGTCCCGAGGGTGATCTCTGTCACCGCGGTGCCTGTAGCACTACTGCCCAGGAGTTTAGCGGAGGCAGTCACTGCCTGGATCTTACCGTAGGTGACCGTGTTGTTCCCGATGGTCGCAGCGAAGGACCCTGTGCCAGATCCTGTCACATCCCCGGTCAGTGTGATGGTCTGGTCTCCGGTATTGGATCCCGAGGATGTGCCGGTGTGCGTGCCTGAAAGATTGGACCCTGTGACAGCGCCTGACGCAGCCACCGAGGTCGGAGTGATGGCGCCCAAGGCCAGGCTGATTGCCGGGGTGGTGGTGGCGTTTGCCACCGTGCCGCTGACGCCATTGGCCGTGGTGACCGACACACTGGTGACTGTTCCCCCCGGGTTGGATGATGCCAGGGTGTTGCCTGTCATCGAGAGGTTCGCTCCCAGGTTGATCTCACCGATACTGGTGCCTGTAGCGTCGGATCCAAGCAGGCGCTTGATTGCCGCTGCCGTCTGGATCTTGTCGTAGGTCACCGCACCATTGGTGATCGTGGTCGCAAAGGAGCCCGTTCCACTGCCTGTTACCGGCCCGGTGAGCGTGATGGTCTGGTCGCCGGTATTGCTGCCCGATGACGTCCCAGAAAGGTTGGAGCCCGTCACAGTGCCAGAGGCGGCCACCGATGTGGGCGTGATTGCACCCAACGAAAGCACGCTGCCGGCTACCGAGATTCCAGTTCCAAGACTGATCTCCTCGACAGCGCCGGCACTGTTCACCCTACCGAGCAAGCGGTTATTAGCACCAACCGTAAGGCCCGAGGTGGTGATTGGCCCCACCGGGACAGCCCCGAGTGTGGCTCGTTGATCTGCAGCACTGTTGTCGTCCAGGAGCGCCCTGCCTGCAGCGGTGCAGACAATCTCCTCGATGACTCCAGGGTTGGCCGATTGGCGCCCCAACACCCTGTCGGTAGCGCTGACCCACTGCATCTTGTCGTAGGTGACAGCCTGCGGGGTGATCGTGGTGGTGATGCGGCCTGTGCCAGAGCCTGTGACATCCCCTGTCTCAAGGATGTAATCGCTCGACTCTGTGATCAGGAAGTCGCCGCCCTCAGTCAGCATCCGGTCACCGCCCAGGATGATCACCTGGTCCCCAGTATTGACGCCTGACAGGTTGGAGCCGGTGACCGTAGCGCCTGCGCTGATGGCCCCAGATGCAGCCACGCTGCTGGGCGTAATGGCTCCGAGAGTCAGCGTGATGGCAGGAGTGGTTGTGGGATCAGCCACACTGCCCGACACACCGTTTGCGGTGACGACAGATACGCTTGTAACCGTTCCGCTTCCAGCCGGTCCTGGTGGTCCAGCCGGGCCTGCAGGACCAGCCGGGCCTTGTGGTCCCTGCACACCGGACCCTCCCTGGGGCTTGGTCATCCCGGTGTCCAGCCGGGTGATCTCGAGCGTGGTGTAGATTTCGGGCTGCCCCACATTGGCTGCAATGCCAAGGCCGTCTGCATGGCCGCCGCGCTCGCAGTAGTATTCAAGCCGGTAGACGGTGTCCTTGTGCGGCGTGATGCGCAGGTTCAAGGACACTTCCATGTCCACGCCGTTGTTGATGTAGAGCGATGGGCCGTACCCAATGACCACCGAGTTGGTCACGTCGTAGATCCGCAGCCTAGTTCCATTTGTGTGGTGGAACGGTGCCAATACCTTCACCTGGTAATTGCCGGCGGCCACCTTCCACTCATTGGACGCAAGCTCAATGATCAGGCTATTCGGATCGCTGCTGATGGTGTTGAGCGTCCGGGCTGTCCACACAGCAGTCACCGCGGTGCCGCCTGCGACATTGTTGTTTTTAACGTCCTGAAGCACCGCGATCTTCAGGGTCAGGCTGTCGACGTCCTTCCGGAGCTTGTTGATCAGGCTGGTGCTGGTCTGGCTATCGTAGCTCATTGCTTGGCCTTACGTCGAAGGATGCGTTGGGCCTCGTCAAGGCTGCTGGCGATGCCTATCAGGCTGCCTGCGGGGCCGTAGAGGCGAAGGGAGCCCTTGGTCTTGCCCGGGATGGCCCGGTAGCCGCCCTGGAAGCTATAGGCGCCGGGCATGGCTGAGTCGGGGGAGGGCATATACCGGAAGTCCTCGGGCTTGCCGTACACCGGGTTCTTCACGAACACCGTGTTGCCGACGCTGAAAGACTCGGAGCCACCAGTGACGGGCTGATCGGTGCGCTTGTCGTAGAAGTAGGAGTGCTCCTTGGGGTCCATGCCGACTGCAGTCCATGTGTCCAGGTCGGTTGGGATGGATCGGTCAGCAATGATCTGGCCGTCGACCGTAGCCACCGGGAACTTGTTGGCCTTGCCTTCGTAGATCCGCTGCACTCCGGGTTTGACCACAAACTTCGGGTTCTGCAAGCGGGTCACGGTATCGTACCCAATGATCTCACCCGGTCCACCAGATGGTCCATCGGGCTTATGCACTGCCACAACATACTTGCCGGTCCTTAGGAAGGCCGGGATGTCGATGCGTGCGGCCACCTGTGTGCCTGGCTTGATTTTGCGAGCTTCGCCAAACTTGGCCTTCTTCTCCGAGCTTAGAGCATCCACTGCCTGTGCGTCGGTCGGCGGGTTGGCGAAGTCGATGTTGCGGCCCACCTCGCGCTGGATGGTGGCGGGCATATACCTCGGCTCAATCACCGAGTACTTCCGGCCCACTGACTTCGGAGCAAAAGGCTCGACCGGGGTCACTTCGGTGAGTTCGTAGCCGTACTTCACGCCACCCTTCTTGATGTCGTACTGCGAGTCAGGCTCCACCAAGTGCTTGTCCTGATCGCGCCGGAACTCAGACTCGTTGCGGTAGACAATAGGCTGCTTGGCGACGGTGGCATAGCCAACCACCTTGGTATCCCCGGTGCCCGTCCTCGTAAGGCCTATGCGCTGGCCTAGGACGCCCTGCATGGCGTTGTTCAGCGTGTCCCTAGTCTCAATGACCTTCTCGCCTCTAAGGATCTGCCCAGTGAAGTCCTGAGTTTTGTCGTTGATGTTTACCGACCGGGTGACCTCACGGTCGGCGGGCATATAGCGCTGGGCGCCTACTTCGCCCTGGGGCGTGGTAGCCTCATCCGCAGCACGTCCCTCGGTCCAAGTCCATTCGGGCATAAGCCCGGTTTTCTGATCAGCAAATACGGTGTCCTCTGTCTTAGCGGTGCGGTTGCGCTCGCCGTAGGGACCGTAGTTCAGCCAACTGTTTTGACCTCGAGTCTCAGTGGTGATGGCGCCACGAGCAGGCCCCGTGAAGAGTCGAATGTGCGCCTGCCAGGCGTTCTCCTCGCCCTGAGCCCGGAAACCGGAACCCTCAATGCCGTGACCAAAAGCGTCATGCACGGCGCGGAATAGGTCGTTGGCATAAACGGTTCTCAATTCACCGTTGGGTCCACCGAACGGCCAACGCAAACCAGTCTCGGCAAGCATTGGGTTGGAATCTGGATTGAAGTCCTCCTTGGTTCCAAACCCAGAGTCTGTTGGGAAAACTCCCATCGACTTGTTTGCGCGGAGGTCGCGCATGGCGTTGAACGGAGATGATGCGTACTGCTGCCCCGCATCCGAATTAATATCAATAAACCAGAACTTGTATCCCGCTGAATCAAGTGCTCGATACTGATCCGTGGTTTGACGGATCAGGTCCTGGTAGGCCTCGCGCACCGCAGGATCTTGCGGTGCATGAGGCATCTCATCGTAAGCCTGAGCAATCCTGCGGGCACGGTCCTCGTCTACCTCAACGTATTCTGATTGGCGACGGAGATTGATTCCGTTGTCCTTGGCGTACTGCTCTGCGACGCCAACCAAGCTCTGGTCTGGGCCACTAGCGCCTTTGACCTGTGGAGCGCCTGCAAGCGGCGCAAGGTTCCCAGACGAATACCGTCCTTCTCCTCGGTCTCCACGTCTTCCTGATTGTTCTGCGGTTTGTTCATAAAGTTTTTCTCCTCCGGCAGGCATGAAATACGCTAGACGAGAAGGTGAGTCAATTTGCCTTCTCTTCCATTTCTCACCTGCCTCCGGCGTGGTTCCATACCCGGCTGCCTTGTTGGCTTTTTGCGCTTCACCCAACTGGCGGTCATTCAGGGCCGGTAGTTTTTCAAGACCAGGGAACATCACCTCATGCGGTTCAACACGTCCCCGAATGCGATCCCACAGGGTCCATTGAGCCGGGAAGACAGCAACACCAAGTTCGTTCGCCCGGCGCTCGTTAATCTCAAGTGCTGAACGGTAGGAATCCGACATGACCTGGAAGTCCTTGGGAGTTTCCACCCAATCGACCGATTTGATGTATTCCGGGGCATTCGGGTTGATCCCACCCTTCTTCGCAAGAAGCGTTGCCTTGCGGCTTCCCATGGCAGCAAACACGGCCTCGTTGACGAACTTTTGAACACGGTCTGCACCGTAGATCTGTGCTTGTCCTAGGACGTCATCAATGGTTTTCGCCCGGGTTGCCGTTGGGTCTGGTAGCGAATCCAAGGTAGATGCCATTTCAGCCTTGATGCTCTTGATGCGTTTATCGTTTTTGGCCTTTAGCTTCTTGAGCGTTTGCTCATCGTTTTTGTTGAGCTCTACAATCCGTTTTCCTTTTTCCTCGGCATTTTTCAGGCGGCGATTGAATGCCGACGTGGCTTCCTTGGACTTCTTGAGCATTGAGTTGAAACGGTCGACAACAATGCCTTCAAACCGTTTGCGCAACTCCGGGTTACCCAGCAACTCCTGGCCAAAGATGCGGGCCATGTGGCGGTCCATGGCCGAGATGGATGCCTTGAGCGGATCTTGCCACACCGATCCAAAGGAGCCCGTCTTGGTGCCAAACCCTTTGACTTGAGTTGTCAGCTTGTCGACGAAGTCTGCCCAGGATTCGTTGGCCTTCTTGACGAAGAAGTCTGGGTTCTTGGTGAACAACCGAGCGGCATTTACGATGTTTGAGATGTCTGCGGTTATCGCAATGCCAAGGCCGCCCTGGCCTGCGGAGATGAACCCTAACTCCTTTTTCAGTCGTTGGTTCAGCTCCTTCAGATTTTCTTTGGTCGGGTTCTCTGGGTATAGATCTGCAAACTTGCGCACATCTTCCATCGAACCGAATCGGAGT